CAACTTGAAAAGAAAAAGCAAGATGAAAATCAAGAGAAGAAACAAGACTCTGATGCAATTCTAGAAGAATTGAAAAATCTATCTAAGCTGACAGAAGAAAACGGTAAGCAAACCGAGACTGATGAAAAAATTGCGAAGATAGTCTCCAAAGTTGAAAAAGATTACGATTTGTACCATATGCAGGCTAATGTCATCACATTTTATGGAGTGATTGTCATTCCTGGTCTCCTTTTATTTTTCTTTATATATCATTTATTAAAACAATTTATATTTTAAATTCTTGTCTATGGGTAAAGACGTTAAACTATACCTAAATTAAAATTTTGGAGGATTTTTTCTATGATTACAGCTGACCTTTTAGCACCTGTTAAGGACGCAGTTTTGCAGGCAGTTCCGTCTATCTTGCCAGTTGGTGCCGCTGTGTTAGGAGCGAGCCTTGCTGTTCGCTTTGCAGTATCAACGCTCAAGAAATTCTTTTAATCAAAAGCACTCGAAAGGGTGCTTTTTTTGATAAGGAGCAAAATGAAAAAAATTTTTAAAAAAATAGCAGTTTGTTTTTGTATAGTTACATTACTTTTTACGAGTGCATTTAAGCCTAGAGAAGTTAAGGCAGATGCAGGGGCATTGTCTGGAGGGTTGCTTCTTGGAGGTCTAAACCCTGCAGTCTTGCCGTGGGTTATTCTTGGTATTGTTGCGTGTGTGGCAGTTGGATATACCATTGAAAATTGGGATGATGTAACGGCAGTAGGTGGAGCAGTTGCGGATGAACTTAAAAAAATGGGGCATTCTGTAAGTGATTTTGTTGTAGGGACATCTGTTAAAATTGATGATACTTTGAAGCAAGCAATTAAGAATGTAACTGGTCGTATGGGTTCGACAATATCAAGACCTGTAAATGATAGAGGTATAACTTATTCGAATGGTGTAGCGTTTTCTTTAGGTAGAGTTACGCCTTCAGAAAAATATCCTCATTTTTTAGCTAGGGAAGGGATTTATTTAGGAGACTCTTCAAAAGGTTTGAAATATAAAGAGCATCAAATTAAAGGACATAAGAATTTTATGTCTCGTTCTTATGATGTAAGTAGTCTTACTGTAACGGTAGATGTAACTCCTATTCCTGCTGATAAAAATCCTACTATTGCATTTTCAGCCGGCCTTGATTATACTGCATCAGATGTTCAAAAAGTATTTAATGATGCAGGGGATGTAATTCAATTAACTAGGACGGTTTCAAGTTCTGAAAAGTTAGTTCCATTGGGTGCTGGTATTGTTACAGATAAAACTCGTACAAATGATTTTTATATAAAGGGTGTATCTATTCCTAAACTAGGTATATCTGTTGGAGAGACAATTTCTACTGATACTTTGAAAAAAACTGAAATACAAAAAGAGGTAGTAACGAAATATATAGATACGGCATTTCCTAAAAATAGCGAAACAGTAACTTTTAAAAGTGACGCTCAGGTAGCTTCTTTGAGTTTACCTGCTCTTCCTAGGGTATCAGATAAGACTTATTCTGATGATCAATTAAGGGAGTTAAATAAGATTAGGGCAGGTTCAGGGGTTGCTAATCCAGCTGTTCCTGAGGTTGGAGCTGGTTCTCTTGGAATTGGTGAAATACCTGGTACAGGTTCATTAACTGGAGCAGGTGAATTAGCAGGAGCTGGAACTCTTGCAGGTAGTGGTGCAACTACTGCAGCAGGTACAGGCTTGGGATGGTTAGATAAGATTATAGAATGGCTTAAAAAGTTATTGAATGCAATTCTTGGAATACCTGGAGCAATTTTAAATGGACTAAAAGCGCTTTGGGATTGGCTTGCTAAAATTTTACAAGCTATTTTAGCTATTCCTGGGGGCATAATAAACATTTTAAGTAAGATATGGGAATTTCTTCAAACTCTCTCTAAAGTCATTTCTGATGCAATTACAGGGGCTATAACGTGGACATTTTCGATTGATGAAACATGGTTAAGGGGACGTTTGAGCGGTTTAAATGACACTTTTAGGAGAAAATTCCCTGTGATGGTTCCTTTAAGGTATGATTTTAATGATAAGGACACAATAAGCGATATGAGTGTAAATATATTGGGTTCTGATTATGTGATTTTGAATGGAGCAACAGCAACTAAATTGGCTTCGCCAATTAAGATGGTGTTTAGAGCCTTAGCTTATGTTTTGATGGCTTTATTCTTTGCTAGAAAATTCCATAAAGTGGCGGAGGATTAAAGATGATACAAGGAATTTTAGATGTTTGTTTTAAAATTTTAGAGTGGTTGATAGGTTTATTTCCATCTTTTGAATTTGTAAATAATTTTGTATCAGCTTTAAATGCAGTATCGAATATACTATATGAGGCATCGCCATTTGTGCCTTTTAGAGATATTTTTATCTGTATAGGGTTGATATCTACTTTTTATGTTTCGCTTTTCGGTACGAAATGTATAAATTGGCTTATACATCGAATACCGTTTATTAACTAAAAAAATAAGAAAGGGTAGGCAGGATAAAACGGAAAGCCCGCAAATGCGGGCGCCCGTTTTATCTGTTTAGCATTGGTTATTGTTTATGAGAAAAAAAGGTATTCGAGGAAAGCAATTTGAGGTGCTTTCGGAAAAGCCTGCATATTTGAAGATTTTTAGCTTTATGGGTGCTTTGTCTTATGATTTGTATCATCGTATTAAAAACGGCAAGGAGTTTAGAGAGTATGGACTGACCTTGTATTGTGGTCGTCAAGGTGGCGGAAAAACTATGGCCATGACTGAATACCTTGAACGAATGAGAAAGAAGTATCCTGAAGCCATTATTTGCACGAATTTTGGCTATGTTCATCAGGATATAGCTATGGAGAGCTGGCAACAACTTTTCGAGCTCAGAAACGGCTTAAAAGGGGTTATATTTGCTATCGATGAAATACAGAACGAATATAACTCAAGCGCTTGGCAAAAATTCCCTGAAGGCTTGCTGGCAGAGATTACGCAACAACGGAAACAGCGTATAAAAATTGTCGGTACAAGTCAGGTCTTTACTCGTGTAGTGAAGCAGTTGAGAGAACAGACATTTGAGGTTGTCGAGTGTCGAACGATTGCAGGACGTTGGACTTTTACAAGGGCATTTGATGCAGAAGATTACAATGCAGTTTGTGACCGTCCTGAAGCTAAAATGAAGCTACGTCGATTGTGGCGAAGAAGTTTCGTACAATCGAAAGAACTCAGAGAAAAATATGACACTTATGCTAAAATTCAAAAGATGGCTGAAGCAGTAAATAAGGGGTAAAAAAAGGGGCTGAAAGCCCCTTGAGAAAGCCCCCGCAGGGGGGTTTCTTCTTATCTTGATACATATAGAAATAATGAGATTTTAAAAATAGGGTATCAAAATAGCTCTAAACCCTTGATTTTACTGGGTTTTAAGGCACAAAAAAAGCCTTGTTTTTTGTGAAAGCTTTTGATATAATTTAGGTGTTCAATCAAAATCATAAAAAGCTAGGAAAATTGCAAGGACTTTTTTCTATATTTCTTTGTAATTACAGGTAAATTATAACATGACAGATGTCAAAAATCAAGTATTTCAGGATATATCAAAGACTGGAAAAGATAGAAAATGGAGAGAACGCAAATTAAAAAATATTGAACTGGCAGGACAGTTAGATATTTTGGGTTATCGTTCATTTGAGCGAGTATATCAATGTGCGGAAGTTCTAAAATTTGTTGAGCAGTCTGACGGAACGAAGAAACTATATCAGTCTTATTTCTGTAAAAATAAGCTGTGTGCGCTCTGTAATTGGAGAAGGTCGATGAAGTACTCATATCAAGCAAGCAAAATCGTGGAAGAAGCGATGATAAGACAGCCAAAAGGGCGCTTTCTATTCCTGACTTTGACAGTAAAAAATGTGACAGGTCAGGAACTCAATCAGTCTATGACGGATATTTTAAGAGGGTTCAATAGGTTGATGAAGTATAAGAAAGTCGATAAAAATTTGATTGGTTTTTTAAGGGCTACTGAGGTCACTTATTCCAAAGAATTAGACAGCTATCATCCTCATCTGCACGTTTTATTGATGGTTAAGCCAGGTTATTTCAGGTCAAAAGCTGACTATTTAAACCAGGAGGAATGGACGGAGCTTTGGCAAAAAGCTATGAAGCTAGATTATACTCCTATGGTCGATATCCGAGCAGTAAAAGCCGATAAAGGTAAAGGCTTGAAAGGTGCTATTTTGGAGACTGCAAAATATCCTGTTAAGCCATTTGATGTGACGGACGATAAAGCCGATTTTACGGATCAAGAGAAATTACAGATTGTAGATGATATGCTGACAGGGTTACATAGAAAAAGACAGATTGGTTTTGGCAAGCTATTCAAAGAAATCAAGAAACAGTTTGATTTTGATGATTTGGAAGATGGGAATTTAGTACAAACTGGAGACGATACAGAGGGCACGTCGTCAGGACGTGAGATTGTCGCTATTTGGAATTGGGAGCGTAAAAACTATTATTTGAAGTAAGAGGGGCAACCCTCTTTTTTATGTTAGGACACGTTTTATGTCGCGAAAGTTCATTGGACAGTAAGCAGGGACAGATTAAACTTGAAATCGTGTTGGTGGGGCATTAGACCGACCGACAGACGATTTTAAAAGTTTAGTCCCTGGTTTCTTACTGTCAATGAAACGTGAAATAAATATATAAGGGCTAAAATAAATCCAAAAAAAATTGGATTTTTTTCTTTTTTTTTGAAATGTATTTACGAATATATAAGTGAACAACAAAAAAGAAAAGAGGAAAACAATGAAAAATGATGTTCTAATTTTAGGTGCTCGTCCTTATGATTTTACAGACGAGAAAACACAGCGACAGGTCTCAGGGGTTACCGTTTGGGTACTTCCTTTGGTTAATGAAGATCCTGAAAATGTTGTAGGTCTATTGCCTGTCAAATATAGCCTTACATCAGCACAATATGCTTTGATTGCTCGTAATCCATTACCTGCAAAAGCTGAAATGTTCATGACCGTTAATATTGTGACTAAAAAAGTTGCCTTTGACCGTTTTGAAAATGTTGAAGCGGTTGATGTGGCTGCATAATGAAGCCTGAAGAAAGTTCAAACTTATCAAGTGCCTTTGAATCTTACAATAAAAGCCTACTTGAGAAGCTGAACGAACAAACAAAAGCGACTAATAAAGTCTATGACGAATTAAAGAAATTTAATGAGCGCATTGATAAAGATAAACAGGAACAAGAGCAACTTGAAAAGAAAAAGCAAGATGAAAATCAAGAGAAGAAACAAGACTCTGATGCAATTCTAGAAGAATTGAAAAATCTATCTAAGCTGACAGAAGAA